AAGGAAGGAGCTGGTGTTGTAGAAGCTATTGGACCACAGGTTCAAGTAACTTCAGGCGACGTTTCAGTTGTTTACCAAGGCGATGTGATCTTAGGTCGCATGGCTATGGGTGCTGACTACCTTAACCCTGCTGCATGTGTCGAGCTTATTGCCGGTGCTGCTGTTGGATCTTCAGGTAACGCTGCATTCTAAATCTTATACAGGGGCTTGGAGGTTTACCCTCCCCCCTTTTTTTTATGACAAAAATTTTATGACTACTCCAATAGCAACCGATACCGAACTATCCGCAGTTAACTCTATCTTGGGTAGCATAGGACAGTCACCTATTACACAATTAAAAGATACAACGACAGGTGCGTTGATAAGTACAAACCCAGAGATATCATTTATATTTAATTTATTAGTAGAAACTACTAAAGATGTATTGAATGAAGGATGGCATTTTAATTCAGAAGAACATATTAAAATTAGTCCTGATGCAAATAAACATATCAGTATCCCTACTAACATGCTCCGTTACGATATACATGATGGACAGATAACTAGAAATCTTGATGTTGTAAAAAGAGAAGGAAAATTATATGACAAAGTAAACCATACATTTGAGTTTACAAATGATGTATTAATAGATGCTACATACTTATATAATTTTGAAGATATACCTTCTGCATTTCAGAGATATATTATAGCTAAAGCATCAACCAGAGCAGCTACTCAATTAGTTGGTGATGCTAACCTTGCTAAGTTATTACAGAATCAAGAAGCAATAACTAGAGCAATAGTCATGGAATATGATACTCAGCAAGGAGATCATAGTTTCTTTGGATTCCGAGAGGAGCAAGGATATGACGCCTATCAACCTTACAAAGCATTAATTAGATAATGGCAAGTGTTACACAATTAGTACCTACATTAACCGGTGGCGTTTCACAACAGCCAGACGAACTAAAAATCCCGGGACAGGTTAATGTTGCAAACAATGTTTTACCTGATGTAACACATGGTTTACTTAAACGTCCCGGTGGAAAACTTGTTACTTCTCTAAGTGATGGGACTAATAATTCATCTGCTACTGGTAGATGGTTTCATTACTACAGAGATGAAGACGAACAGTATATAGGTCAGGTTAGTAGAACTGGTGACATAAATATGTGGAAGTGTAACGACGGTTCAGAGATGACTGTTACTGGTTCTACATCTGCTATGGCTACATATCTATCTCATAGTAATGACGAGGATATACAGACACTAACTATCAACGATTTTACGTTCTTAACTAACAGAACTAAAACTGTTGCTATGGCTAATACTATAGAACCACTAAGACCTCCAGAAGTATTTATAGAACTAAAAACATTAAAGTATGCAGCTCAGTATGCTTTAAATTTATTTGATAATGCAAATTTTACAACTATTACTACAGCTACTAGAATAAGCGTAGAAATGGTAAGATCTAGTAATAACTATTGCACCAGTAATGGTCATATGGATACTCATGTAAATAGAGTAAATAATACTACTAGATGTGATGAAGATGCAGGACCCGGGTCAGATGACTTAGCTCCTAATGTAGGAACTAGAATATTTGATATAGCTAGTGGTGGTACTTTAGTTGATAATGATGCTGTAGGGGGTACCAGAGATGTATCAGGAGACACTCAAACTGACACGTCATTTAGCTATCAAGTAAATATATATAACTCAAGTAATCAATCAGGACAATCAGGTAGAAGTAACCTATATTTTAGAATTACTACCACAGGGCAGTCTACGCCCGTAGGAGCTGGATCTAACGTTGAATATAGAACAAGGTACACAACAACAAATGACCTTCTCTATGGCGGCGAGGGGTGGCAAACAGGCGACTATTTCTATGTGTACATGAAAGATGGTTATTATAAAGTAACTATTAATGAAACTAGCTCATCATCCGTACAAGCTAATCTAGGATTAGTTAGACCTAACCCTACATCGTTTGACACTAAAACAACAGTAACTCCAGAATCTATACTTGGTACTCTTAGAGCAGAGATAGTAGCTACAGGAAACTTTAATAATGTACAACAAATAGGTAATGGTCTTTATATTACCAGAACTTCTAATGTACAAAATGGAGTAGAACAGAATTTATTTAACGTTTCTACACCAGTTAGTGAATTATTAAATGTTGTAGCTGGAGAAGTACTTACTGTAGATGACTTACCAAGACAATGTAAAGATGGTTTTGTAGTAAAAGTTCAGAACGGTGCTGCTGAAGAAGATGATTATTACTTAAAGTTTATTGCTAATAATGGTTTTGATGGTGAAGGTGTGTGGGAAGAATGTGTGTTACCGGGAGCTAAGACTAACTTTGATGCTGGTACTATGCCACTACAATTAGTCAGAACTAACTCAACAACATTTACCTTATCACAAGTAGCATGGGAAGGTGCAGAAGTAGGAGATACTGGAGTAGGTGGCACTAACCCACAGGCATCCTTTGTAGGTAAGACTATAAATAAAATGGTATTCTTTAGAAATAGATTAGCCATGCTTAGTGATGAGAACGTAATACTTTCTCGTCCGGGAAACTTTTTTAATTTCTGGGCTAGGACTGCTATCAGTTTTTCAAATGTTGACCCAATAGATTTATCTTGCAGTTCAGAATACCCAGCTATAATTTATGATGCTATACAAGTAAATACGGGATTAGTGTTATTTTCTAAAAACCAACAATTTATGTTGACTACAGATAGTGACTTGTTTAATCCTAATACAGCTAAAATAAATAGACTTGCATCATACAACTTTAACTTTAAAACTAATCCAGTAAACTTAGGAACTACTATTGGTTTCTTAGATAATGCTAATAAATATAGTAGATTCTTTGAAATGTCACAGGTAAGAAGAGAAGGTGAACCGGATGTTGTAGAACAAAGTAAAGTAGTATCTCAGTTATTTGAGAACGATTTAAAACTTATATCTAACTCTAGAGAAAACGGATTAGTATTATTTAGTGAAGAAGATCAATCAGTTTTATATGGTTACAGATATTTTACTTCAGGTAATGAACGTATATTACAGGCATGGTTTCAATGGACTTTAACTGGTACCATTAGATATCATTGTATGTTAGACGATGCATTATATGTAGTAGTAAGAAATAACAACAAAGATCAATTATTAAAATACTCTATTAAGTTAGATGACAATGGTCATTTTGTAACTGCTGGAGAAGATTACCCTATACACTTAGATCACTGTACAAGTGTTACTACAGGTGGTGGTACTTATAATAGTACAACTGGTAAAACTACATTTGCAAAACCTACAGGATTTGAAAGCTCTAATGATATTGCAGCTTACGATACTGATTCTGGTACTAACTTAGGTAGATTTGCAGACGTAACTATTAATGGTTCTAACCTAGAAATAATAGGAAACTGGTCTGGAGAAACATTTCTTATTGGATATCAATTTGAGATGCAAGTAGAGTTACCTAAAATCTTCTTTACTTATAGATCAGGTAGTGCTACAAGAAAAGATACTAGAGCTGATTTAGTAATACATAGAGTTAAATTTAATTTTGGACAAGTTGGTTTATATAACATGGAAGTAAATAGAAGTGGTAAACCTTTATTTAATCAAGTAGTAGAATCAACTATAGCTGACGATTATAATGCAAATAACATAGGGTTCGTACCAGATATAACTGGCACAATACCTTGTTATGAAAGAAATAAGAATTTAATAATTACTGTAAAATCTAAACACCCTTCACCCGCTACGATAGTTTCGTATCAGTGGGAAGGTAAATACACCAATAGAAATTACACACGTGTCTAAATACATTCACCCAGCAACATTGGAGGCTGCTATTGCAGTAGCTTCCAATTTACTACCAGATGACTACAGAGAAATTACCGAAGGTCATGGACATGATCCTGAGAATGCATTAGTTGTAGGAATGAATAACTGCGACTCAGTGTACTTTAAGGTACCTGATGGTCAAATAGCAGGCATGGCAGGAGTATCTCCAGATGGAAAGATTTGGATGGTATGCACGTCTGCAATAGAAGACTACCCAGTTACATTTGCTAAAGAAGCAAAAAGATATGTAGAGGGTAGAAAAGAAAAGTTATTATGGAACATTGTGGACAAACGCAATAAAGTACATATTAAACTACTGAGATTCCTAGGGTTCAAATTTCTAAGGGAAGTAAAACACGGACCTAATCAATTATCATTTATGGAGTTTTGCCGTGGCAATAGGAGCTGGCGCAATCTTTAAAGCAGCCGGTAGTATTCTTGGTGGCATTGGTCAAGCGAAAGCAATCAAAGCTGAGAATGCTAGAAGAATAAGAGAGTATGAACGTGCACTGGAAATGCGTAAGCGTAACTGGTTCCAACAACTCTCTGTTTATGGCGCTAAAGTTAACAAATACAATATAGATCTAAACGAAAATGATCTAGCTGCACAACGTGGCTACGCTAAAGCACAATCTAATTTACGTTCTTTAGGTGGTAAAGTAACAGCTCAGAACGAAGAAAAGTTTAGACAACTCGTGTCAAAGAAACTAGGAGCACGTAGAGCTAGTGGTCAAACTGGTAGGTCAGTTCAAAGAGGTGAAACTCTGGATATGGCTG